CGTAGTGTTTTGAGCCAGTCACCGGAGTTGCCGCACCACTATCTGTCGCTATTATATCACCGTTAGCGTTATGCACACGAACAGTGCTGACTCGGGATCGAAGCGCAGAGCGTTGGCGGCCAGCATTGTGACCACATCGGCCATGTCAGCCTTCACCGCCACAGTCGGGTTCTCAGTGTTGAATTGATTGATCGACTGGGTAAGAACCTGCGACACTTGCAGCTCCCGCATCTTTGCTGACTGTGCCTCGAACGCTGTGCTCGCGTCATCAGACTTCTTCTTCATAGCGTCCAGCGTGGCTTGTAGCTCGGGGTTCTTGTCTGCTGACAGCCTGAGCGCCTTTAACTCATCAGCACTAATGTCAGCAACGCCAGCAAGCCTTGCCTCCGCCGCTTCGAGCTTTGCCCCCATCGTATTCAGTTTCGCCTTAATATCCGCCACCGCTACCGTTTTCCGGTTCTCTGAGCTTGTGGCGACGTAACTGCTTATCGCGGTTTGTATCAAATTGTCAGCGTCCAGAGTTGTCGCCAGCTCTGGGTCGATTCCTTCAATATCCTTAAATGCAAATGCCATTAGGTACCACCTATGTGATTAATGGGCCACCGGCCCTTGTTTATAGCTCTGGTAATTCGTCCAAGCGCAACGGCCTGAGCGTTCGTTCTTTGACAAGATCACCTATGTCAATCTTGCCAGCCTTGTACAGCTCGAATCTTGTCTTGCCCATGTAGTCACGCCTGTCGGCATCGCTCATGCGCCCGAAAAACTGCTCTATGTTGTCGCGAGTCGTGCCGATCTTGCCGCCCCGCGTTTTGTCGCCAGGGTAGGCTTGGGGAATGTCTTTGACTGACCGGTCATCTTTAACGAACCCCCGCTCCCGACGTACATCATCGCCGGTGTGCGGTATGTTTATGCACCGACAATTGGGGTGTATCTGTATCCGTGGCTGCGTGCCAATGTCATACGGCCCATTCATCTCTGCCGCGTAGCATCGTGCGCACGTCCTGTAGTCCAGCGTCGCCAGGTGGTCTACCTGAACCACTTGGAAGCCTTTGAAAACGGCCTCGGCAGCGTTTGAGGCCGTCGAGTTGACTACCGCATTTATCATGGGTTTCAATAGTCTTTTATCACGCCACTTGAATAACCCGTCTTCAATCTGCCCGTGCTCGTGCCACGAACCGTTTTAATCATACCAACGGCTCCGTCAGGTGCCGTTTGGCTTATTTCAGATATCAGCCGCCGTGTGTATCTAATGTGCGCATCGTCGAGGTGAGAAACTTGAGGAACGCCAGCGAGAGGCAACGTCGCGACTCCTCGCATTGACGGTATTTAGTTTCGCCCATGGCGACTGTCGTGGCGATAGCCTCTCGCTCAATGAGCGCATCCGTGCTTTCTTTGAGTATTAACCGAGCCGCGTCTTTCTGCTCCCGAAGAATCTGACTTATATCCGACAGTAGTTTCCTTGACGCTGGATTGCCTGCGCTCTGCCTCGATAATGCGAGTAACGTTTTATCGTCTGCGTCCGCTATAAATTCCGCCAACGTAAAGATCAGCCGTCTATCTAGCGGCCTGTTAGCTTTCGCCACCTCATTAAATATTGATGTGGCATAGCGCTGCAAATACAGCCGCCGCAAAAGCAGCTTATCTATATCAGCTTGGAGCATCTACAGCCACCGGCTCTGCTTCGTTATCGTCATCACCGCCAAACGTTAGCCCGCCGGTAGTCTCGATCTCTGAGCGCATTTCGTCGTCAGACTTCTCAGACAATCCTGTCTTGCGTATCGCCTCGAACATGGCCGATTGCGGAGCGTTGCCACTGTTGATAGCGTTGTTCAAGGAGGTAATCATCTGCTCGCCTGCGTAGTCTTCTTCAATCTCCGCGTTAAGCACGAAGTCCTCCGGCTCCGGCTGGCCTGCCCACGCTGCCCGCATCCTCTGTGCCGCTGTGACGGCAATGCTCACGCTATCCGCTATCGTGTAGATACTGGCGTGCTGTGCGGCTGCCCGCTTTGCAATCGCCACCCCTGACTCTGGTGTGTCTGACTGCTGTGTCACCCGTACAGCGAAACTCTCAGCCTGTTTTAGATCGTCCTCCATTGCCACGCGGTGCTCGCCAAGAGCACTATCAATTGACAAGAATCCGGCCTTGCCCTCCCCGCTCTCGCCCAAGTGCCACAGTGATCCAGAACCGACACCTTGGAGCAGTATCAAATTATATTGCTCCTCAGTGATGCCAGACACCCACGGCGTTGGCTGGCCGTGTAGGTGTAACGACTGCTCATAGTCCGCGCTCTTGCGGTAGTACGACAGAGCACCACGAGCCACCGGCAGCAGTGGTATAGGATCGCAATTCGGTAGTGAGTCAATGCTGCCTACCGCAATGATCGGCATGAACTTAACCGGTAGCATTACCGGCTCACCAATCAAGACTTCATCTTCTTCGACAATCTGCCATAGCGACACCTCGACACCAGCGCCGACACGCAGATAGCGACGGAATACTACTTCTGTCTCGTGCCCGTAGATATCATCTGGATCGCTCGGTCGCGTCTCCCTGAACACAGCCAGCGTGAACTCGGCGGGCTTCCCCTCTACCGTTTTCCAGTTGATTAGTGACTCAGCGCTGTATCGAGCTATAAACGGATCACCTCCGCCCATCTCTTTCGTGGGCGCATCAATGACTAAAATATCACGGCCCTTGCCAGCAACGGCCCGCACCACATCGCGTGCGAATGCTTTGTTCGCCTGCCCAGTGTTGCTAATTATGTCATCAGACTCACCCACCGGATCGTTCTCGAATATCAGCCCCACCATGGATGTCTGAGCTTGTGTCGTGATCTCTGGGAAGCGGGCACGCAGCTTGTAGGCGTCGTAGCGCTTGCCGTCGTGATCGTTCGCGATCATGCCGCCTGTTTTCGGCAGGTATTCTGTATTTTTCAGCTTCACGGCATCTTCATCGCTGAAAGCGTCAGTCATAATCGTCCACCGCAGAGCGAAGTTAATGTACTCAGGGTGCTCGGTATCTATTCTCGACATATCAGTACATTCCAGCTATTGCCAGCGGCTTGATAGCTGGTCTGTTAATTGGCATTTCATATGCGATTGGATACCCTCCCCCATCGACAAGATGGTCGTGGCCTGTTGTTTTGTCCGGTTCCCCGTTCTTGTCATACGCCTGCTGTTCCAGGCATTTCGTGTACTCGGGGCAGAGCGCCGTGTTTACTTTCAGCCGCCCTTTACTGAACGCCGTATTCATTGACAGCACACGATCGCGCACCCGTGGGTTTATCTTCTTCGCTCTGACAATGAATTTTGACAGCCTGAGTAGCGATATGTCGGACACCGACGCGCCTTTGCTTGATCGGTTAGCGCCGGATGCGTCAGGGTAGATAACTATCTCGTGCTCCGGCCACTTCTGTTTAATAGTTTCACAAGTTGCTGGTGTGTCTATACCACCGGTGAGCTCTGCGACCGCGTGCCACACATCATCGCGTTTGACGTATACCACGCTCGCCATATTACCGACGTTGAAATCCTGCCCGATGTACAGCCGCTCTTTCGGCTTGATCGTCTCAGAGCTGCCGCATGTCACTCTGTCAAAGTTCCTGTAAACAGTGCCGGACGTTAGGTTGACAAACTGCCCGTTCAAATAAGCATCAATCAGCTCTGGCGGGTAGGTGTCTAGCAGCGATTGAATGTAGTCTGGCGGTAAGTTCTTCTCGTTCTCATACGTCGATGCTTGAATCAGCCCGTAGTTGGCAGAGTCGTTGCCCTTGAACTGAGCGTATACGAACTTAAAACCTTCCGGGGTCGTCGTGACATCAACGCCGTTCCTAATGCCTGCGCCCTTGTAGCTCATGCGTGCAATGATCTTGTTCCAGGCCGCCTGCGCCTTGTCCGTTGGCATCGTGTCGATCTCGTCTACCAGAGCATCACCGATCTTGAACCCGACGATCGTTGATGGCTTCTCCATTGATCGACAAATGATTGTCCCGATGTAGGCGGCGCCGTTGTAGATATGGACCTCCTTGTTAGCTTCACGTATCTCACAGCGCACACCCATAGATGCGCAGACCTCTTCAATTGTTGGATAGAATATGTCTCGTATTTGCGGATAGGTTGGCGCGAAGTAGCCCTGATTAATGCCGGGGTGCTTTAAGAAGTGCTCAACCCTAGCAACGCAGCCCACCCACGTTTTGCCCCCACGAAAGCCAGACACGTACGCCCTGAACTTTTGCGGCATCCGGATAAACTGCGTCTGGGGTTTATTCAGGACTACTTGCATCGTCGTCTACCTCGTCATGAAGGCTCGCGTCCTCTTCTACGTAGGTAATGCTCGTGATCGGCTCAACGTGGATGTGCAAGTCCTCTTTCTTCTCGCT